CCAATTACCTTTCGCTCTTCTGGACGTAATGCCTATCTTTCGATATCATTATCGTTGCTAGCTAACAACTTGTCGATCGCGTACTTGTTCACCCATCAAAGTGAGCACGTGCCGAGGAATAAGCTAGACCCTAGCCACCGGCTCCTAGTACCTACCCCTTCTATCGTCAAACTCAGATAGAAAGGCTTAAGCTGCAGATATCATAACGTTTTCGATATCTCGCCGAAGTACGGAATTGGTTTCAGGAGAACGGGAGATCCTGTTCTTAGTGAAAAGAAACTCAAAAGTCTCCTTCTCACTACTTAACCTAGTTGCCTATTGACGCCTATCGCGTGAATAGTTCAAGCTACTTGGTAGTAGGATTTTTACCAGTTTTCTCTGCGAATCGATAGGCTTATCCCCTCTCGAGGAGCTCCTAATAAAGGGATAAACACCGGCTTTGAGCCGGCTACAATGAGCAATCATTGCAGGTTACCATGTAACTGTTTATCGTGGTTAATCGTTTCGGTTAACCCAAGCAAGACTTATAGCTGGATCTCTCAGGAGTCCAACTATTAGTAAAAGTGAATTATTATTTAGAATATCTTTATTCAATTAATAAATAGTCTTTTAGTTTTATTATTTCAAAGTCATAATTATTCCGATTAAATTAATTTTGTTGAGTTTATTATTACTATCAATCACAATAATTAAGTTTTTATTATTTCGTGTCGTTCTTATTTTGCTAAATCATGAATTTATTTATTCTCATAAATATATTTTAGTTTAGTTTTCTAAAAATCGTCCGATCTTATTATTATCTTAACGTTGAGTTGTAGTTTTCATAAATCACAAATTAATTAATTTCTACTCTTGATTTCATCTGATTTCAAGTGTAGTTCAGAATTAATTAGCTTTGCTGTCATAAAATCACAAAAGAATTTATTTACTATTTCGAATTTAGTTATTCTAAAACAATATTTTCACTCTTGCTTCCATCTTATAGTTTTATACTATCATCCGATAGTGGTCAAACTACATTTGCTAGATGGATTAAGTGTTCAATTGCCGATAACAACCTGTTAAGCAATAGAAATGCTAATTCAAATCCAACTCTCTTCATCGCTCTATTTTTAGCGATTTCATAAAAGAGTTTTTCGAACTAAAAGTGAATCGTTTCTTCGGAGTGATCAAATATTTCTCATAACTGATTTCTAGATTATTACAAAACAAAAAAGATTCTTACTGACTTCAGGTCGTAAGTATTTAAGTCATAACTCACTCAAACGAGTTATCCTGACTCTTTCGTTTTTTACTCAACTGTTTTGTTATTTACTCAACAGTTTTGTTGTTATTTCTTAGTTATTCGATTTATCGAAAAGTTATTGTTAGACTTGACTGTTTTGTTATTACTCGACAGTTCTGTCTTTAACTATTCAGTTATCTGATAATATCGACAAGTTGTTATTTCAACTTTACAGTTAGCACTTTATAATTAATAACTTACTCTTAACAAATTTGTTTTACAAAATGTTTTGAAGTTTAGTTATTTACTATTTTGTTTGCTACTCAACTGTCGAGTTAAAAATATCACTTCATGATATCTTCTTGACTTTGAGGAATTTGATTCCCATCTTTGTCTTTGAAGAAATCGTCGGGTAAAGGATTCTGTTGTTTTAAAGTTTCTAAAAAGTCATTATAACTTTTTCGGGGATCTTCTAACAACGGATATTCTTTTGGTGCAGGTAATGCTAGGATTTCTTGGTTAATAGGGGTGTAATGCAATGGTTCAAAGGAATATACATATTGGGCTGGTCCCTGTTTACTTGGATCAATTCCTACGTATAAATTCCCTAAGAAGATGGTTTCAGCTTTCTTTATCTCTCATTGCCCTTTCTGGGAATCCTGATTGGGTGGAGATACTTCAAAGACTTCAAACTCTTCTTCTGGTGCCACGTGTACTACATACTCGTTCCCTAATTGATCTGTCATACTAGGTTGGAGATTGTATGGATGGTAATCTATATACTGTGCTCATTCATGAGACACAGTCTTTAATTGTCTTCCACTCAACTCAAACTCTTTTGATAAATCGTTAGCGCTTGAACTTGATTTTAACATTGTGAACTTATCGACTGACATTTCTTTTAAACGATTTATATGATGTTTTTCATCTAAATGTTTTAGTCAACCGATAAAGTTTATTTTTAATCGATTGAAAGATTTTAATATCTTCGCTCCGTTGTCTAACGGATCTTGGATTTCTTCCAGTTTGTTTAATCTTAAACTTTCGCAACTGTTTTCTACTTGTTCTTTTGCCGTCGCTATAGACAGATAGTCTCAATTACTTACAACTTTCCAGATTTTTAGATAATCTGAAAATCCAATTTTTCCTAAAACAAAATTGTCATATCATTCTCGCGAATGAGATGTCATTCAGGTTTTATTTAAAATCAGGTTCTCTTTTAAAGCTGCAAAACGATTTTCTAGTGAAAATTGTGATAAGTAAGAAAACAGTTCTGTTTTTAGCTTCTCTCTTCCGTTTTGACATTCGTATATTAATTGCAACTCCTCTTCACGTGTATATTCATTTGGTAGTTCAATAAAAGACTTGTAAATCTTTTTATTTGTTTCTATAAATGATGTTACCCCGTAAGAAGGCTCTAATAATTTTATGAATGTCTCTCTTAACTCTCTCCCTTTACTTGGTCACGGATATTTAATTGTAGTTTCTAAATCGGTATTAAACCAATTTGTTGGCTCTTTCTTAAAATCTGTTACGAAGTAAAGTTTGGATAAATCCAGTATTAATTTAGTGGCACGACGCAGAGGAACTTTGATTCCTTTCGTTGAGAATGCGCGAAGTTCGCGCTCTACATCGCCAGGTTTGGTGATACGTTTCTTCGAAGACGGATCATATAACCCTTGACTTAACCACGATATCGGTAGTATCCCTGCTTCGGCAAATACTCCTAATGTGGTCAATACTGGTCCAGTTACTATTTTATGCAAGTTAGTTCAACAGTTCTTATCTAAGCTTAAACTCTGAGGTATGAAACTTGATTTCATCATACGTGCTGCAGATTCTAGCTTTGATCCTTTCGAAGTTATTACTCTTCTCACAATCGATGAACTTGATTTCACATCTAATTGCTTACGAGCTTTTGATTTCTTCTGTTGTTCTGACTTCTTATATAGTCACTGGCCACCTCTCTCTTGCAGTACTGATATCAGAACTGAAGGTGATTTTATGTATCCTTGATCTAATAAATTTAGTACCGTTGTTATACGGACACTTAATTTATCATAGTCTATGAATTGTCTTCATGACAACCCAGAAACTATCTCGGACTTATAAATCAAACGCTTAGCAAACTCAAAAGTTCCATTAGTTGCACGAATTGATTTGGAAAGATTTATTTCTACTCCTAATCCCTTCATCACTTCTAAGTACTTTTCAGCTACCTTTGCGTCAAAGATGATTATATCATCTCCTAATATTTCATAATTTGTCGCTCAAGGGGCTCGGTTTACATACTCTAATGTTAAACCATAGACCTTTCAGTTACAATATTGCATTATTAGATGATGAGTTAAGGCGAGCATGGCTCAAGATGAGTATGCTCCCATCGGTTGACCGACTGAATATCTTACTCTAAACTCTGTTATTCCATACTTGGTTAACCCTGTTGGCGGAATGTGATAATCACGATCTACCAATAAGGATGACCACACTTTTCCGATGCCCGGTACTCTTACTAGGTACTCTAAGAGTACTCTTTGTAAAACTAGCGGTAATCTATCTGTTGCGGCACTCAAGTCGAAAGAATTTACTTTTCCTTCTACCTGAGGCTGGCGAGCTTTAATTATGGCTCGTCTCACTGCTGCAGATTGATCATGTGTCCCATCATTGCTTATCAATTTTAAAATTTTAAATAAATAAGTATGAAGTGGATGCAGCACTGATTGTGTTCATGGATCCAACATTGCAAAGATCCTAAGTTTTCCAGCAGCTTCTTCTTTAAAAGATAATTGTGCGGTTACAGGGTCTTGATTATATAGTATACTCATGGCACTTGTTTTGTCCTTCGGCTTTTGGACCGGACTGTTTGTACTTTTATGATAATAATAATGTACATACCAGTTCAATTCTGAGCTAAATTCATCTCAAGTCCCGTGAACATAAGGATCATATTCTACTTGTGTTGTAGCGAAAGTGTAAGTTTTCTTACCTTTCCCATGTAACAGATGTAAAGTATAACCTAAACATTCTCGTGTTGGTAATTTTGCTTCAAACTCAATATCATTTCTAATGTTGAATTTGCTACTCAACCAATCCGCTAATGTTCCTATATCATGTCGTCCCCTTTGAGTTGGTACTCACTTTCACTTCCTATCTTGCTCTGTTAACTCCCCGAAGTCTCGGTCTTGTCATAATTGCTCTCGATCCTTATCAAGAGTTTTCATGTTTAGACCTAATTTCGCTTGATCTTCTTCACTTAACTCTCTATAGAGTCTTTGTAAATAAGATCTTCGTTCGACAGATCACGATGCTTCCGTTTTGATTGTACCCTCTCTTACCCGTTGATCATTTAACTTTTCACATTTCTCCATGAATTTTCTCAAATTACTTATTCGCTCAATAGGGCTTTCTACCATATCCTTAGGATTCGGTAGATGCTGCTCTAATAGTGTCAGGTAACGTTGAATGTTCTTTCATATTCCCTCAGCTTTTAAACTCTGAAGGAATGTTAGAGCTTGTCAACCTTGCGTTGTTCATAGAGATGATGTTCGAAGAAGGAGGGCGTCTTTTGGTGCGATTGATTTCCTATCTACAAAATGTGGATTATTTAATTCAAGGTTCCGATGGAATGGATTGAATGGGCCTTTGATATATTGTACTATATCATCGATCACTTCAATATTTCCTTGGAATTCTTTAGTTATTGTCTCCAATTTTGGCTTGAAAGGAACCTCTAAAACTCTATAAATATTATATAATGTTAAATAGAGTTTTATTGTCGGTTTATGTCCCTCTCGGATTCTTTGACGAGCTCCCCGCGTGATGAACGCAGGTAATCCGTTATAAACCCGCCAGTGACATGCTTCCGGTTCAATCTCACGAGCGCTTTTTACCCGATCATTTCCTAAGTACCTCTGCAGAATCACTAATTGAACTTTTAGTTCTTTTACTAATTGTGCAGCCCCGTGCTTGTCATAGCAATGTTGGATATATCCAACAAAACTATTGATATCCTTGAAACTGATTCGTAAGCTCTTTCCTATTTTTCCTAGACATATCGGTAAGATATATCGAAGTAATGGATAGAAATGAGTCCCGATGAATTTCGGGAAAGGAAACATCTTTGTTCCTTCTCCTTTCTTTAATTCTTTCTTTGTTGGATTATTTTCTAGACCTTTCCGAGTAATTTTTAGTTTCTGATTTTTCATAAATTAATTATTATTCTGAGTGGCTCTGATAATCTCTTGTTGGTTTAACGTCGATGTTTCACAGTTTTGTACCACCTTTTTATAGGTACAAGGGCCCGCCTCTGGCTGCCGCTAGGTGTAATTAAACCCTGGTGCGTCCATGCACGTCTCCATGCTGTGAGTCTTCACTATTCCTTCTAGTGATTATCCCCGAGATCTCTTTCGAGATTTTCTAGATATAAGGCTCTACCCTTAAGAGCTTTACGATTATTAGGCGCCGGGGAGGCGCGAATAATCCTTATCCAATAAATTACGTATTAAAGTAGGTGGATAAAGACTTGTGAGTCCCTTTCGGGTCACGAGTTTTCGTCCAGTTCTCGGTTCGAGACTAAGGTGATGAACCATTGAGGTGATTCGTCTTAGTATCATTGAACCGTAACCAACCCTCTTACGCCTTGAACTAAACGAAGTTAGTGCGGGTTAAGGTGAGTTGAAGTTCGTCGCAGGGGTATTCCCTTTGAGTACTCCTAAGTGAACGTCTCTTGCCGTGATTGGTTTATCTTGTTTACATATGTCGATATAGTTGGGGTTCACCCTAAACTGTTGCTCATTAGAGATTTCTCAATTCGATCGGGACCTTTTCAAAGGCACCTAGAATCCGAAAAATCAAGAGTCAGCTCTCTTACACCTCCATATGATACTTGATTCCAACCAATTACCTTTCGCTCTTCTGGACGTAATGCCTATCTTTCGATATCATTATCGTTGCTAGCTAACAACTTGTCGATCGCGTACTTGTTCACCCATCAAAGTGAGCACGTGCCGAGGAATAAGCTAGACCCTAGCCACCGG